ATGCTGACAGAAACCATAAAACCCGACATTCGCGCCGTTGCCCGGCAGCTTTGGGAAGACAGCATTGCGGCAGAGCCTGCCCTTGTCGCCGTGTATCTCTTTCCGTCCGACAAAGAAATCCGGCTGGTACATCTTGACCCAACAGCGGCACCAAACCGCGACGGCGGAATGATCAGGCCCTATTACTTTGGCACCAACGCGGCGCACGGCCTGCCCTACCCTTCCGCCATTGCGCTGATCAGGCCCGAAGAGAAAGACGCACTTCAGCCGCCGGAAGACTGGGGCACTTGGGCACAGGCAGAACTGGTGTGGCAGGCTTAACTCATGCCGCACAACTGGCGCACTGCCACCCTGCGCCAAGCGCATTCCGACTGCGAGATGCGGCGGCTGCTGCTGAGCGACAATGATGTTGACGTTTGCCAAGTGCTTCACTACCTGCAAATGACAACAGAAAAGCTTGCCAAGGCATTCTTAACGCCGCCAGGGGGACGTTATCCAAACACCCACAATGCGTTTGCCGAGTTCGTGCGCGTGGTCAAGCGCCGCCGAGAGTTCCAGGCCGCCTGCGGGTTCAGCCAGGCAGTTCCGTTTCGCGCCTACATAGACGGCTTGCTTCCTCTCGCGCAAGCGGTGGAAGACCTTTCCCCTGACGGCGGCGACCACCCCAACCCAGAGTACCCCTGGAACGTCGGCGGCATGATCCTTGTTCCGGCAGAATACGCGTTTCCCGGCTTAAGCCTGAGCAGCCCAAAAATGCTGAAACTGCTGGAGTTTATCGCGGCTTGTTTCTCCATAGCGGGAGAGCAGCACGAAGCCGAAATGCGCCAAGGAGAAGCAATCAGCGGTATACTTCTGTATTGTCATCAAAGAAAGAACCCTAAATGAAACTTAGCCCATTCGCTGTCGGCTCCATCCTAGCTGCCACCCTCGCCGCGCCAATGGCGGCGCACGCCCAAACCACGCACACCTACACCGGCAACGGCGCAAAAGGCTTTAGCGGCTATCTAGGCCAAGGCAGTCTCACCGTCACCCGCGACGCGAAAGGCGACCTGACATTCTCGCTCGCCCCGCACAGCGGCAGCCTCGGCGGGAACGGCATGGCTTTGTACATCGACTCCGTGCCGGGCGGCTTCGCGAGCACGTCCCAGTTCAGCGACAACGGCGATCCGGGCCATGAGATTATCTCTGGGGCCAATGCGGGCACCAATCGCAAGATCAACGGCAAAAACCCGGCCTCGCGCAGCCTGGTCAAGTTCGCGCCAGGCTTCAAGGCCGACTACGCCATTTCGTTTGAGGGCAGCTTTGTGGGGCTGTTCAAGCTGGCGGCGGGCAAAGACAATTCGCTGGTTTATATCATGGGAGCAGGCCAAACCAAAGCGCCGTACACGATTACCATTCCAGGCTCCAAGATTGGGGTCAAGCCCGGCGGGAGCTTCAAGTTTGTGGGCACGCTCATCAGCGCCGCCAACGCCTACCGTTCCAACGAGACTTTGGGGCTAACCGTGCAGGGAAGCAGTGGCCCCGTGCCCGGCTTCAACGGCGGCGTGACCTTCACCGGCTTTGACACGTTCCCCATGGCTGCGCATTAACTGCACTCTGGTGAAACAGTGATGCCTGCAAATTGTGCAACAAAGCTAGGGGCAAAAACCAAAAACCTTGACTTGCCCCCGGCCCATCGTCTATAATAACTTCTGGTGGGTCGGTAGCTCAGCGGTAGAGCATCTTACTTTTAATGAGAGGGTCCTGGGTTCGAGACCCAGCCGACCCACGCTTTTCGCGGAAACATGGTCGGGATTGTTGGCGCAATCCCGACACTTTCACCCCAAAGTGAGAGTAATTTCCGGGTTTAGCATCCCACCAATGGCCTGCTTTGCTTGTGTCGTGGACACGCTCCCAAGTCCTTTTTTCGCGGCGAAAATGCCGCAGAAAGGCTCCAAAGTGTCGTCTACAGGCTCTCATTCATCATTCCGCAAAACTTTGCGCGGCGCGGCTTCCCCTGCACCGCCTGCTGTCCGTGCAGGTCTCCCCACGCGCGATCTCCCCCGCTTGCTCTCTGCTTATGTGCAGGAGGGTGTTTATCTGCGCCTGTCTCCCCGCACACAGGAGGCGCGGCAGTCCATTGTGGGCAAGCTTGTGTGGTTTCTGGACAACGAAGGGCACGCGCAGTGCGGCCAGGCGGAAATCCGCGCCTTTTTGACGTATCTGGCGACGGGGCATCAGGATAAGGGTGGACGGTGGGGGCTTGCGCCAGAAGGCGAGCGCTTTTGCCGTGCTCCCGCTGCGTCTACGCTGAAAACCTACCACACGTACCTGCGGGCGTTCTTCGGCTGGTGCGTGGATCAGGACTTGGTTGATGTGCATCCGATGGCGCGCATCAAGCCTCCCCGCGTCCCGGACGTGCGGCAGCAGCCGTTTACCCCCGCCGATCTTGCTGCGCTGGAAGCTGCCGCGAAGCACACGTGCTGCCCGCGCCGGGACACGGCCATCCTGCTGCTGCTCTGGGACACAGGGCTGCGCGTGTCCGAATGCGCAGCCCTGACGATGGGGGATGTGGACATTGTGGCAAAAACCCTGCTTGTGCGGCATGGCAAGGGCGACAAGGAGCGGGTTGTCAGCTTTGGACTGCGCGCGAGCCGCGCTTTGTGGGAGTACCTGCGCTCGGAAAAGCGAGATTGGACAACTGCCGCTGTGCGGGACGCCGAGGGCGAGTGCGCCCGCCGCGCCCTGTTTGAGATGGCCGCAGGGCATGGCAGGCGGGGGAACCTGGGCCTGACAGCCTCCGGGACCAAACAGATGATGGAGCGGCTGACCGCAATGGCAGGCATCACGCGGCCCAGGCGGGGCTGCCACACGCTGCGGAACACGTTTGCGTCCTCAGTGCTGCGGGATGGCATGGCTGTGCAGACGGCGCAGGCAGTTTTGGGACACACGACGGCGGCGATGACGTATCATTATGCCGCTCCCGACCAGGGCGATGTGTGCGCGGCCCAGCGCCGGCATTCGCCGGTAGACAATGCCAAAAAGAAAGGCAAGCGAGGATGTTGATACGCTCTAATTGTCCAGCAGGTCGCCCAGGAGCTGCGTGATCTCGCCCTGATGGTCGGCGCGGGCATCGTCGTAAATCATCAGGGTTTCCAGCTTTTTGTGCCGGGAAAGCTTCTGCACGCGACGCACGTCGCCGCCGGTGGCTTCCAGCGCGGCAGTGATCGCGGAGTGTCGGAGCTTGTGGGGGGTCAGCACCAATCCGCATTGCCGGCCACGCGCCTGCACCATTGCGTGCAGTCCGTCCACTGTGAGCCGCGCGCCCGCGCCCTGCGCACGCCGGTCGCAGGAGCGAAACAAGGCCCCTTCGCAGTGTCCCGCCAGGGCGAGGTAGACCTGGATGGCCCGGACAGTGGCAGGAGATAGGGTGACGCTTTCCTTCTCCGTGCGCCCTTTGCCCAAAATGAACAAGCGGCGCTCGGCGGGCTGAAAGTCGGCCATGTCCAGGGCGCAGACTTCCGCGCGCCGCAGCGCGTTGTCGATCAACAGGCGCAGCAGGGCGAAATCGCGCCCGCCGCGCACGGTCGTGCGGTCGGGCACGACCAGCAGGCGTTTGAGATTGGCTAAATCCGTGCCGCGCGTGTCCCGGTACGGCTCCACCCGCTCGCCGTCCACCAGGCCGCGCCCATCGGTCTGGCAGTAGCCCAGGCGAAAGGAAAACTTGAGCAGGCTTTTGACGGCAGCGAGGCGGCGATTGATGGTGGCGGCGGACAGGCCCCGCGATAGCATCTCGGCCCGCCACTGCGCCAGGCGCAGGGCAATTTCGGGCACGGGCAGGGCGAGGAACGCGTGGACGGCGGCGGCGCCGGCATCCTGCCTAAAGAACTGATCCAAATCCTGCCGGTAGGCGCGGCGGGTGGTGAGCTTGCGCTTGTCCTGCAAGAGCAATGCCACAGGATTCAGCATTACCCCAGGGGTAACAATTTGGTGGCTTTGGGGGGCGACGGGCGCGGGCAAATTATGCGTCATGCCATCTATGGTACTGCATAATTTTACGGGTGTCAATTGGTACAGATAATGGCTGTTCAGCGTACCATAGAACATGGCACAGGCCCCGGCAGTAATGCCGGGGCCTGTCATGGTTTCAGGGGTAGTTGATCCTGATTAACCGTCCTCGGTGATAAGTCTCTCAATGTACCCGGAGGCATTGCCGGTGGCTTTGGCCTTGTCCCATGCCTCATCCGAGATCGTAATGCCGTGCGTTTCCTTCCGACCTTCCGGCTTGACGCTTCCGGGCGGACGGCCAGGCCCGCGCTTGCGGTGATAGAAGCCGAGCCAGAAGCTAGATTGTTGCTCGTTAGACAAGGCTTCGGGCATCTCGCCAATCCCTGTGACCAGGGCGGAGATTTCGCCGTTTTCGCCGTCGCCGGTGGCGCGAGCAATGGCCGGGAGTAATGTACCGCGCAGATTGTGGGTGACGGCAACGGCGGAGTGGTCATCCGCCCAGCCTGCCGAAATCAGCAGGTTGAGAAGCTGGCCCATCATGTAGGCGGGTTCGCGCATCAGTGTTTCCTTTCAGTCTTGGTCTGCTTTGATAGGCAGGCTTGATTTGATGGTGTGCGGGTGAGAGGAGCAGTACCAGTCCAGCATTCGGGCGGTGGCGACGGGGCCAAAGCCCTGCCGCCATAGTAGCTGCACAAGGTCTTCCATGCCGGGCGGCTCTGGGGCATCGTTCTCACGCGCCGCCTGCGCTTTTTTGCGCCAATTGGCATCCGGGTGCATGGTGCGGCCCTGGGAGAGTTTTTCGGGCATGGCAGCCTCCTTGTTAGGCGAGGAGGGCGGGGAGATTGGGGCCGTTGGTGTGGCGGTTGTCAATCCACCAAGCCGCGCTTGTCTGCGTCATGACTTTGTTCCACCCGGCCACAACCGGGGCGGCGGCGGCGCTGATTTCGTCTTCCGTCATCTGGCCTTTGAGCGAGACAAGCACGTCGTCAAACCAGCAGAAAAACTCTTTGCCTGCGCTGAGCCGGATGGTGCGCGCCCAGTTGATTTGTTTCTCGCTGCCAGCCAGGGCGGGCAGAGCGGCATCAGGGTTCATTTTCTCGATGGTGGTGTTGAAATCTTCGTAGGAGTAGGTTTTTGTCTCGGTAATCATTGCAGCGCTCTCCTGTGTTTCGTGTCTTATGTATTTATTATACTCTAGTATTTAATTGTTGTCTATAGGTTTTATACTCTAGTAAAATATATTTTCACAACTATTTTTTCAGGCTCAAAATTGCACCCACACAATCCCGCACTGTTGCCAGCCTAGAGAAGCGCCTCAGGAATGGCATAATAGAAGTGCGGCCCTCGCAGGGCGCGGGTAGTTGTTTTATCTGTTATCAACCGCCCGCGCCCTTCTAATTTGCGTTGACCTGCGCAAAGCCTGGGCACAGGACGCGGGCGGCTGTTTTCTTTCTCATTGGTTTTCAGCCGCCCGCGCCTTCCTAATTTGTGTTTGTGCCATGCGGTGATTGCTTTCGCCCCTCCCGCGTGACTGCCCCAGCCAGCACCCTGCCCTACTTGGGTCTGCTATCGCTGGCACTGTTTTTTGCCATCATTATATTGCCGCCTCCAAGCCGTCCACTTTTGGGCGGCTTTTTTGGCGACTCGCTGCACTCGTACATTTACCATGCTGCAAACCACTCCCACAGCCACGCCGCGCCGCGCCCTCCTGACGCCCACCCACACCCGCGCCGGACGCCGGCTTCGTGTGCCGCAGGCCACCGTGTCCGGCGCGGCCCGCGCCGCCATCGCCGCGCTGTCGGTTGCTCCGCTCCATCTGGCGGCCACCACCACCGCGCGGCCCGATGTGTACGCCGCGCTCCTAGAATGGGGGCCGAAGGCCCGCATTGGACGCACGCGCAGCCGCATCCTGTACTGCGAGCGGTTTCCCATCCCCAAAGAGGCGTAATGGTGGCAGACAGCACTTTGGAGCAGTACGCCAAGTTTTTGCGCCTGCGGGACAGCAACCCCGCGTTCTGTTGGGGTGTGATCGCCAATCTGCCGGATGTGGACACCGAGCGCGCGGCCAGCTTGATGGGCGTGCCCGTGCCCGAAGCGGCGCACCAGTTGCACGAGGCGCGGCAGAGGCGAGTGCCCGGCCAGCAGTCCGGCTTCGCCCTGCACGTCCATCAAAAACGGAACAAACGATGAATGCACCCAATAGTGCTTCCAGCGCCGAGGCTGCGCCCATCATGGATACGTTTTTAGACACCAATGCGGCAGTGGAAAGTGTTCGCCAGGCCTATGATGGCGTATCAAACAAGCCGCGCCCGGAATGGGTGCGCGGCGAGTGCCCGCAGTGCGGCGATGCTTTGGTTTCCAATTGCTACTATGTGGGTGGGCGCGGTTATTTAGTGATCTGGGAATGTTGGTCGTCGCTGGGAGCCAACCCGACCTGCACGTACCGCAAAGTGCTGTGATTAATGTGTGTGGCCGAGGAACAGGTAAGCGCGGTGTATTCCAGGACGTTCCTTCATGCTTCCCGCCGCCCCACACATTAACCAAGTTTCATCGTTTATTTTAGCGATAGAACGCCCATGCCGATGTGATCGGCATGTCCACTGCATATGCCGATTTTTTGTGCGAATGTCGGCATGTGCCGCTGCGGGTTACATCCCTTGACTTGAAAACTTGATTCTCACCCCCTTTTTTAACGATATGGCGAACGGTCACGGCGGCGCGCGCGATGGCGCGGGCCGCAAATCCAAAGCGGAAGTTTATAAGAGCGAAATCCAGACGTTTAACGACGCCTGTGCGCAGTCGCTCCGGCAACGCTTTGACGCGCTGGACGCGCTGGCAGAAGGGGCAGAACGCACCGAAGAGCGCTACGAGCTAGCCTTGTCGCTCACGGTAGACGACACCGAAATGAACCCCAGTGGCGTGGTGGTCAAAATCAAGCGTCAGTTGTTTCCCCATGCCGGGCCGGACGAAATGAAGCTGGTGGAACGCAAGGTGGTCACGCTGGAGCCGGACCGCGCGGCCAACGAGTACCTGGTGGATCGCGTGATGGGCAAGCCGGTGCAGCAGGTAGACCTACCGGAAGACAGCAACGTCGGCGGCGCGCTGCTGGAAACGTTCGGCGGGTCGCTTGTCAAGGCTTATGGCGACGATGGAATTGACGACGGAGGCGCAGCGCCAGAGGGCGCAGCGGCAGGCGGCTGAACGGTACGTCCTCGCAGCGCAGGCGGCGGGGTGTCCACGAGAGCAGATCGCAAACTTCTTGCGTGCCGGCGTCGTGCTTCAGCCGAAACAGCTTGAGGCATCGTCGAAAGCGCGGCTTTGTGACGTCCCGCTTGGCCCTACCAAGATCGGCTTTGGCGGGGCGCGCGGCGGCGGCAAATCGCATTGGATGCTGTCCCAGATGGGCGCGGACGACTGCATTCGCTACCCCGGCCTGAAATGCCTGCTGCTGCGCAAGGTCGGCAAAGCCCTCAAAGAAGGCTTTGCCGACCTTTTGCCCAAAGTTCTGCCGAACGTTTCCTGCAAATATGTCCCGTCGCGCTCGCTGCTGGTCTTTGAGAACGGCAGCCAGATTGTTCTGGGCCACTTCCAAAAAGAGTCGGACATTGACGCTTATCTGGGGCTGGAATACGACATCATCGGCACGGAGGAAGCCACCACGCTTTCGGCGTCCAAGCGCAAGAGCATTTCTACTTGCTGCCGCACGTCCAAACCCGGCTGGCGTCCCCGCGAGTACGACACCACCAACCCCGGCGGCGTTTCTCACGCGCAGTATAAAGCCCTCTATATCGTGCCCTTCAAGGCAGGCAAGGAAAGCACGACCCGGTTTGTACCGAGCACGGTGGACGACAACGCCTTTGTCAACGCGGAATACACGCAGGTGCTGTCCACGCTGACGGGCTGGCAGCTCCGGGCCTGGCGGTACGGGGATTGGGACATTGCGGCGGGGCAGTTTTTCACGACGTTTCGCGCCGACATCCACGTGCGCGAAACGCGTCTGGGCAAAGATTGGCCCGCGTGGGGCAGCCTGGACTACGGGTTTACTCACTACACGACGGCGTACCTGATGGGGCTGGACGCGGACGGCGTGCTGCATATTGCGGACGAGCACGCCGAGCGAAAAAAACTGCCGCAGTGGCACGCGCCGGGAATCCTTGCGATGCTGGAGCGCAATGGCCGCACGCCGGGCAGCTTGCGCGACTTTGTGGCCTCGCCGGACGCTTTTTCGCAGCGCGGCACGGGCGCAACCATTGCCGAAACCTACGAAGACAACGGCCTGCGGCTGTGGCCCGCCAACAATGACCGCATCAACGGCGCGGGTGAGTTTCTGGCGCGGCTGGGCGACGTGGACGCGGTGGATAAAAACGGGGAGCCTGCCCCAACTGCGCCGCGCCTGGTGATTGACCCGCGCTGCGCCCGTCTGATTGAGTGCCTGCCCAATTTGGAACACGACCCGCACCGACCCGAAGACGTGCTGAAAGTGGACGCGGACGACGAGGGCCTGGGCGGGGACGACTCTTACGACAGCGCGCGCTACGGGGTCATTGAGGCCCCGGTGCGCCGCCAGTCGTGGTTTGTAGTTTAATCTATGTCCTTTTGGAACTCGCTCAAAACCGTGATGACGACCCCCATCGGGAGGGGCGTGGCGCTGCCGTCGGGCAATGGCAATTTGCACTGGTGGGGCGACGGCACGGGGCCGATCTGGGGCAGCCTGGGCGCGCGGCCCGGCCTGGACATGAGGGCGGCGGCGGGCGACGTGAGCCAGAACTCCGTCGTGTCGGCGGCAGTGAACTGGCTGGCAACATCCTGGATGGAAGCGCCGCCCCTGGTGGGCATGAAGCAGGCCGGGAAGTTTGCGCCGAAAGCAGCGCATCCGTGCGCCCTGCTGCTCGCGCAGCCCGCGCCGGACTTTGCGGGGCAATGGCTGACCTGGGCGCTGCTGACCGACTACTTCCGCGATGGAAATGCCTACTGCCACATTGTCATGGGCCTGCGCGAGCCGGGGGAGCTGCAATACTTGCCCGCCCGCTGCATAAGGCCTGTTTCGGACGCCCAGGGGAGGCTGGCGTACTACGAATACAAGCCGAAAGCGGGCACGGTCTATCAGCTAGACCCGGCGCGCGTGGTGCATTTTCGGTTTGGGGTTGACCCTGGCAACCTGCTGCGCGGCGTGAGTCCGTTCGGCCCGGCCTCAGTGGAGATTGTGTCGGACAACGCGGCGGCGGCGTATCCGGCCCACCTGCTGCATCACGGCGGCGTGCCGCCCGGCGTGCTGGTGCCGGAGCCGCCGCAAAAGGACTCCCGCACGGAGCCGATGACGCGGGAGGTGGCACAGACGCTCAAAGACGATTTCAACGCCAAGCGCCGGGCCACCCCCGGCGAAATCCCGATCCTCTCGGCGGCGCTGAAGCTGATCATGCTGGGCTACAAACCGTCCGATATGGCCCTGCTAGAAGTGCGCACGATGCCGGAAACGCGCATCTGCGCGCAGATCGGCATCCCGCCCATCGTCCTGAACCTGTATTCCGGCCTCCAGCGCTCCACGTTTGCCAACATGGAGGAAGCCAAGAAAAGCGCGTGGACAGACGGCATCATCCCGCTGCAAACCCTGTTCGCGTCCGAGTGGACGCGGGTGCTGCTGCCCCTGTTTGGCAACTCGCACGGCCTGGTGGTGGGGCATGACTACTCCAAAGTGGGCGTGCTGCAAGAGGATATGACGGCGAAGCGCCGGCAGGCGCTGGACGAATACAACGCAGGCCTGCTGACCTACGAGGAAGCCCGCAGCGAGGGCGGACGGGATACGCCGGAGGGCCAGAAGCCGGGCGCGCCGCCTGTGCCCATTGTGGAGAAAGACCCACCCCAATTATGATCATCTTAATGAATATTCCCGCGTCGGAGACGGCGCATATCCACAAGAACCTGACTGGAGACAAGTTCGCGTGGGTTGGCCCGGCGACGGGCTACGTGCAGATTTCGGATGCGTTCGCCGCGTCGCCGGAGTTTGCCCGTCTGCCGTGGAAGCTGCGCAAAGTGGGCGTGCCGCCGCAGAAGTCACCGCGCTGTACCTATTACAAGCGCGTTGTGGAGCGAAAAACTAAATGAACACGGAAGACCAAATTGTTTTCGGCGGCTCCGTCAAGGCGCTGGGCGATGGCAGGTACGAGGCCCCGCTCGTGACTTTCGGCACGGCACATCGGCCTGACCTCGCGCGGGATTTTTTTACCAAAGAGACGAACTTCTGGACGGACTTTCCCCGCGAAGTGCCGCTCCTTTATTCGCACGGACTGGACGCAACGCTCAAGGCCACGCGGCTGGGTGTCGGGGGCACGACCACGCTGGAAATGAAGGACGGCGGCGTGTGGATGGTGGGCCAGCTCAACCTTGCCAATGAGTACGAAAAAGCCATTTACGGCCTGATCGAGCAGAAAAAGATGGGCACCAGCAGCGGCAGTGCGCCGCACCTGGTGGAGCGCGTCGCCGAGGGCAAAGCGTACAAAGTGCTTTCGTGGCCGATTGTGGAAGCGTCGCTGACCCCGCAGCCATGCGAAAGCGCCAATTATGGGCGCGTCGTGTCTGTCAAGAGCCTGCCCGAACTGCTCGGCATCAAGGCTGTGCCGGAGACGTCTCCGGCAGCCACACTTGCCAGCGTGGAAGCAGAGGCGGAAACCGCGCTGGCGGCTGTCAAGGCGCTCCAAGCGGGCATGACCGCCCTGCCCCTATCCGCCATTAAAAGCGGGCTGTCGCCGATGCTTCGCAGCAAAATCGGCAGCGTCTCGGACGGCCTGCTGGACCTGCTTGGCATGGTGACAGCCGACGACCGGGACGCGCTGGCAGCCGAAGCGGCCATTTTGCGCGCCGTCACCAGCGAAGCCAACGATCTCTATTACGACGCCCTCTACGACTGGGATTAATCCCAGTCGTTTAACTTCCATAATAAAGGATGTACACGTGGACTATAAAGCACTAGAAGAGCAGCGCAAAACGAAGGCTGCTGAGCTTAAAACGCTGCTGGACAAGCACAAAAACGACAAGGGCGAGTATTTGCCCACCCTGGATGTGAAAGAAGTCCAGGCCCGCAACGCCGAGCTGAACGACATCGGCGAAAAAGCGGACGCCGCCCGCGCCGTCAAGATGGCGGAAGACAACGCGCTGAAACACAACCGCGTGCAGGTGCCCGCCAATCACAACCCCAATTATCAGCATCCCAAAGGCGGGCCGGAAGAGCCGGGCACGGCGCAGAAGACGCTGGGCGAGATGGTGATTGAGGCGTGGGGCGGACGCTCCGAGCAGAACCCGGACGCTTTCAAAAGCTACGTGCCGGGCAAGGAGGTGCGCGGCGAAATCAAGCACGTGGATGTCAAGACGCTGATGACAACCAGCTCGGGCTTCGCCCCTGCCAACAACCGAGGCCCGGTGGTTGTTCCGTTCGGCCTGCGCCGCCCGGTGATCGCCGACCTGATCCCTTCGGACAACACAGACGTTTCGCTTGTGCGGTACATGGTGGAAACCACCTTTGACAATGAGGCCGCGCCGGTTGCCGAGGGCGCGCTCAAGCCGCAGTCGGGCCTCGGCTTCACCGAGCGGCAGTCCCCGGTGCAGAAAATCGCGACGTGGATTCCCGTCACCGACGAACAGCTCAAATATGTCCCCGGCGTCCTGTCCCTGATTGACAACCGCCTGACCCTGATGGTCAAGCTCACCGAGGAAGTCCAGCTCCTGCAAGGCAGCGGGGTAGCCCCGAACTTGCAGGGCTTTTTGACCACGCCGGGCGTCGGCGTAGTGGCGGCGGACTATTCGGGCCTGAACAACACACCCGACGCGGTGTACCAGGCGTTCACCAAAGTGCGGAGCATCGGGTTTGCCGAGCCGAACGGCGTGGTGATCCACCCGGTCAACTGGCAGAGCGTGCGGCTGCTGAAAACAACCCAAGGCGCGTACATCTACGGCGACCCCTCGGTGGAAGGCCCGGAGCGGTTCTGGGGCAAGCAGGCGATTATCACCACGGCCATTGCCCAGGGTACCGTCCTGACCGGCGACTATGCGATGTATAGCCACATCAGCCGGGGCATGGACATTATGGTGGAAGTCGGCTTTATCAACGACGACTTTGTGCGCAACCAGAAAACCATCCGCGCCGAAGAGTATCTGAGCCTGGAAATCTACCGGGCGTCGGCGTTCTGCAAGATCAGCGGCGTCGTTTAGTCACCAAATCGGAGCCGGCACACCAAATGGTGTGGCGGCTTTTCGGCTACTTATTGAAAGGGAACACGATGATTGCCAAAAACTCGTATGCGCTGACCGCTGACGGCGAGGCGGTGCTGGAAACCGACCTGAAGGCTGACACGCTGCTGGTGGCCGAAGGCGGCTACATCACAGCGGAAGATGCCAAAAAGTACGGCGTGGAAGCGGTGGACGCGCCCACGCTTGGCTCCGACCCGCCCGGCCCATCCGTTGTGCTGGGGCTGGGGACGGCCAGAAGCCTGGATACCACGCCCGGATCTGACGCCACGCCCGCTGCGGCGAGGACTGCGGCCACCCGCACAAGCGAGTAATCATCCGCGATGCCCTTCACACCCGTTAACCACTACCCGGACGGCGACGCGCTCAAACAGTTTTTGCTGGGGCTGAGCGTCCTGGCCATTACTGCCGCCGTCGGCGGCATGGACACGGACGGCGCGGCGGCGGCAGCAGCGGATGATTGGGAGCGGCAGACGCGCTGGCTGCCGTTTTTGTCGCCGGGACAGAGCGAAACCCGCACATTTGACCCGCCTGCCGATAGTCCCATTTTGTTCCTGTCGGCGGGCCTGCTGTCGCTGAGCAGGATCACCGTGAACGTTGTGGGAGGGTCGGCGGGCGTGCCGCTGGCTTGGGGGCGCGACTTTCGGCTCCTGCCGCAGAACGCGCCCGCGCAGAGCAAGCCCTACGAGATGGTGGAGTTTCTGTCGGGCGGATACCGGGCGGATGCGTGGCAGGCGGGCTTTGCGGGCATCGGGTACGGGTTTTCGCCGCTGGCCGGGGCCTATGGGCAGGCCGGCAGTATGCAGATCACCGGCGAATGGGGGCGCGTGCCGGCAGTTCCTGCGGATGTCGCGCAGGCTGTTTTGCGGATGGGCGCCTTGCAGCTCGCGCCGGAGCTGGCGGCAGCCATCAGCGGGGGATTGGTGGAACGCAAGGACGGCGACGAAACTGAGCGCTTCGCGGTCGGCTCCACATCGGCCATGTCTACGCAGATGGCCGCGTGGGAGCGCACGCGGGAACGCGCCCTCGCCCGTTGGACAAGGCCAACCTACTAATATAAGGCCAACCTACTAATAGGGGTCGTTTTAATATGCCGTTTGTCCTTGTAAGTGTCCCCATCGTGCGCTCGAAAGCCACCACGAAAACCGCGACCGGCTACAGTGGCGCTGCTGCCGCCGTGCCGGGATCGCCGTTCCAGGCCCGTGTGTACCGCGTAGCTCAGGTAGCCGTCAACCGGGACGAAGCGGCTGCGGGGAGCACGACAGTAGATGCCACGCGCAGAATTGCAATTTACGACCCGGCCTGTCCAGTGAAGGCTGGCGACATCGCCACATTGCCCGAAGCCGACGGCACCACCACGCAGGCTAAAGTGCTGCGTAAGCGCAGCTACACGAAAAGCGTGCAGTACGATTTAGAAACGGGCGCGGAATAGTGGCAGGCTTTAATTCGCCCTCGGTGCGTGCTCGCGAGGTGCAGCGGCTGCAAGTGGCCTCGCTGACGGCGGCAATGCAGCACGCGATGGAGATGGTCGCGTGGTACGCCAATTCCGAGCACTCGTACACCCGGCGCACGGGCGAGACGGAAGCGACGACGGTGGGCGGAGTGCGGGAAGCGACGGCGGAGAAAATCGTGGGCGTTGTGTCTTCGGGCATGGATTATGACGTTTTCCTGTCCTTAATCAAGGATGGGAAATGGAGTTACTTATGGCCCGCAATGCTGGCCCATCAGGAAGAAGTCATGGCAATCCTGGGCGAAGCGGGCCTGGGGAACGAGGGGCGTAAATGACCAAAAAAGAGTTTCTATCGAAGTTCGGTCGGTATGCCACTACCTATGAAATCCCGCGCTGAATGGCGTCACGCGGGGATGCTGGGTTCGGCTGTGGGCGTTGTCACCATCCGCTCCATACCTACTCTACAATTACGCTTGCAGTAGCGCGCCCATTTATAAAGACCAGGTGCGAAGGCCAGAACCATTATACCCACACAGAGGGCTTTTGGCAACACTCGCTGACACAACCGTCAGCATAAACACAAACCCGCCCCTCCTCCCCCGGCTAAAGCCAAGAGGGGGTTTCCGGGCCGGAGAAATACTGTGAAACACCACCCGGCTAAAGCCGGGGGCTTCGGGCCTTTCCCTCCCTGCGTGATTGTAGCGCAGTAGTTTTGTAGTGTGCGGCTTCGCCGGGTGGCGACGACCAGAAAGGTTGAGATTGACGTGACATTTTCACTGGCTTGCGGAAATTGTGGAAAACTGTCGACCTTGAGCAACGATAACCCTATAACGAACGGGAGTTGGCAGCAGGAGTGCGGGCATTGTGGGTGGTGGTGTGTTGCCAGAGTCATTTCTGAGCCAGTAACTGACCCTCGCCCGCTTGCCAATAGCAAGGAGGAGCGGCTTTCCTCCACCCAATAAATTGGGTGGTTTCCCGCCGCGAATACTATGAGCCTGGCACCCAAAGTCGCTTTGTATGACATTCTTCGCAAAGACGTCGCGCTGGTGAGCCTGTTGGCCGCCGACCCCAATGTGGCGAATGAGCCGGCCCTGTTTCCGGGCGGCTCCATCAGCCGCGTCACGCCTGTTTATCCCTGCCTGACGTACCGCGCCAGCGACGGGGTGCCGGACAAGCGCTTTGGGCCGGTACTGCTCCCTCTGGTTGTGCCGGGGAGTGCGGGGGCGGGCGAAGAGCCATCGGTGCAAGACGTGTTTGTGGATATGGAAGCGTGGACGGACGGGGACGACACCGCGCCGGTGGAGGCTATTTTGGCCCGCCTGAAACTGCTGCTGCACAACGTGCGATTTGCCACCACGGAAGGGGCTGTGCGCTCTCGGTGCATCACGGAGCAGCATGATCTGTACGACAAAACCCTGAACGCCGCGTTTGCCCTGATCCGCTTTTCCCTGCACATCACGACGCGCCCCGCCTAATATCACGATCCTAATATCACCACAACGCGCACCGCCTGGTCTCTAGCGGCGGGCTATTACCATAACAAAGGAAGTTTCCTATGTCTGAAATCCGCATCTTTTCCACCGGCATCATCCGCGTGGGCGACATCGCCACCGCATCCGCCGCTGCCGGCTACGGCGCAGGCCCGGTGCTGTCCAGCCTCACCGACCAAGTTTACGACGTGCAGGACGTGGAAGTGCCCGTGTCCTACCAGGAGAAGGAGATGCGGGCCGCGCCGCAGGTCTCCAACTTCGCCCGTTCCCGCTCGTTCTACGGGGCCAAGCAGGAAGTCAACTTCACGGTGGGCGACTACAGCAAGCTGCTCTTAAAATACTTCGCGGGCATGACGGCTTCTAACGGCGGGCTGACCTATACGCTGGGCGCCACCAGCAAGCCGCTGTTCTGCCACCTAGAGCTGGACGTGCAGGACGAAGCCGGGAACCCGGTCTCCTATGTGTTTTACCGCTTTTCTGCGCCGGGCCTGACACAGTCGTTCAAACTGGACGCCTACGTGGAGCCGGGCGTCAAAGGCCAGGCTGACCCTTCGCAGGTGGCGGCGACATTGAACCGGGTCACAGACATCTTCCTGCCAGCAGCGTAATTCTCTCCCCCTGATACGCCATCAGAGTGCGCCCGGCTAGGGGCAGGTTCACAGAACCTGCCCCTGGATTCTGCCATGTCTACGACCTACAGTTTTTATCGCTCTTTGCAGCCGAACGACCCTCATGCGTATCCTATCGCGCTGGGCCTGACCGCGCCTACATTTACGGACGACGCCGTGCTGCCGGGCGTCCAGTATTGGTATCGCTACAGCAAAACAGTGGACGGCGGCCAACCTGTGTTTTCCGCCGACGTGTCCGCCATTGAACCGTTCCCCCCGTCGCCCGCCCCGAAAGGCAGCCAAATGTCCCGACGCATCTTTTCCACCGGCCAGCTCTTTTTCGACATCGGCTCCGGCCCGCAGGAGCTGGCCGTCCTGCAAGACATTGAGTACGCGCTGACCTTCCAGGACAAAGCCCTCTACACCGCCCCCTGGCTGGGCACACACGCGCGCACCCGCGCCTATTACGGAGGCGAGATGAAGATGAAGGCTACCAACGCCGTGTTCAGCGCGGCGGCCTGCGTGGCCCTGACTGGCGCGGCCAGCATCGCGCCAGTGGCGGCCAATCCCGGCGCGGTGCCGCCGGTCGCCGGCTCGCCGGGCATTGTGCGCCTGACGGGGACGGCGGCGCTGCCCCGCTTTTCGGGGCAGTTTACAACGCAGGACGAAAGCGGCAACCCGGTTGTGGTGACGTGCGGCAATGTGCGCGCGCCAGGGATGACCATTCCCTACAAACTGGACGACTTTGCCATGCCGAACTTTTCCATGATCGCCGACCCGGACAGCAACGGCAACGTCGCGATCTGGACGTTTGTGAATTAAACGCGGGAGCCGCCTATGGACACTACCGAGAACACCAAAACCGAAGCTCGCGCCACGTTGAACGCCTTGAAAGCACTACCCGAAAGCAGCATGGCGGCGGTCAAGTCTTCCAGCATCACGGCGGCAGGATATGACCAGACGCCAAACACGAGCACCGGCACGCTGCGGGTGCGCTTTTTCACGGGCGCGATCTACGCCTACAAAGACGTGCCGGAAAGCGTCCATCAGGGCCTGATGGATGCGCCTAGCGCGGGCCAGTACCTTGTCACGCACATCAAGGGCAAGTATACGTTCGTCAAACTGTAGCATTAATGTTACAGATTGTAACCTAATTGTCACCAAAGAGGAAAATCATGCCGGAAGAAATTATAGCCGTCTCCGTCCCCCGGTCTCAAGAAACCCTGGCCGGCGCATTGGCATCGCCGCGCGCGGTCGTGTTTGCCGGACACTCATTCTCTGTGAAGCCGCTGACGTTTAACAAACTGGTGGAAATTGAGGACGCCTGGGGGCCGCTGGACACGCTCAACATGAACAGCCTGGCCGTGCAGCGCTCGCTGGTTTCTATCATCTTGAGCACGTCCGAAAAGGCCGTCACCGAAGACGAAGTGGGCGAGATGCTCACCGTGGACGACTTGCGCGGCGGCTCCGAACTCATCACGGACGTGCTGCACTTTTCCGGGCTGCTCCGCTCCGAAGACGAACCCGCAAAGGATGCAGAGCCAAAGGATGATGGAGGAAAAAAGGACACGGGCCGCAAGACGGCCTCGCGCACCTGATTTCGTTCCTGGTCATACGCTGCGGGCGCTCGTTTGCCGAAATTGGCGAAATGACGCCCCGGCAGGCCCGCATTTTGCAGCGCCACGCGCCCGACGTGGACGGCCACGCGGAAGTGTGCACCGTTCTCTGGGAAATTGTCACCGCCTTGTTCCCGGCCAAAGACGACAAAAAAAAGCCGCCGCGCACCCGCGCTGACGCCTTGACGCAAAGATTTGGCAGCATTGAACTGCCCCCCACGTCCAAGTAGTTCTAATCAGTTATGCCAGAAGCCGTTTCACTAGGCACAGTTTACACGTCGGCGGAGATGCGTCTCGGCAATTTCAATGCCGGGTATGACCGCATCGTGACGGGACTGGAAACCCTGGAAAAAAAAGGGTACAGTCTCAAGTTCAGCACCAGCGGACTCACAAGCGAGCTGAACGCGGTCAAATTGCAGGTGGAGAGCCTGACAAGCGCCGTAGGCGTTGCTATCGGCAAGCTGCGCGACCTGGGCGAGGTCAACCTGCGTTTCAGCAGCCTGCGGGCGGCCACCCAGGACGCTCAGGCAGATTTGGGGGCGGTTGGACTGGCGGCGAAGGGGACAAAAGAGGAACTAGCGGGCTTGAACGGCGTCAAGTTCGCAGCGCCGGACACCGCCCCCGTGCTTGCTGGGCTGAAGGAAGTCTCTGCGCAGGCGAAGCTGACAGCAAAGGAAATTGCGGACGCCTACAAAGGCGTGGGGGCTGTTCCCTTGCCCGCTTCGCCGCGCCTCCCTGTACCGCCTCCGCCGCGCCGCAGCACTATTGACCCGCGCGTGGCCGCCGAGAACCGCCAGCAGCGCGACGAAGGCTTCAACATTCGCCAAAACAAGGCGATTGACAAAAAGCGAGACGACATGGCGGGCCGGGCTGCCGACGGCTTGACGCTGGCAGGCGCAGGGGCGGTCGGCCTCGCGGGATACGTTGCGGTCAAGGCGGGTGACTGGCAAAAGGTGCTGCTGGACATGAAGTCCAACACACTGATGACCCCGCAGGATTTTGGCCTGTTCAAACGCCTGATCCCGCAGATGGCAAGCGAGAGCGGCGCGGACATGACCGCGCTTGCCAACGCATTCAAGCGGGCTGAAAACCACGACTTCACCGGCCAAAACGCGGTCAAGCTGGAGACGGCAGCCATGCAAAGCGCGGTCGCCACCTCATCAGACCCGGAAGCGACTGCCAACCTGCTCGCCCAGCAGATGTTCGCGTTCCACGTTGACCCGTCCAAATCCAAGAACGCCATGAACATGATCCACGTCGCCGCCAATCGCGGCAACCTGGACATGGGCGAGTTTGTGCAAAATGCGGGCTACGGCATCAACTCCCTGGCAGCGCTTTCCAAAGACAAGTTCGGGCAGGATGCGGGCCTGGGGATGCGCGACGCCCTGGCCGCGTACTCCACGGCCACCAAATACGGCTTTAACCCCTCCGAAGCCGCCACGCAAATCCGCGATCTCGGCGTCCACCTCATCAAGCCTACACCCCAAACCCTGAAAATCCTGGCAGCTCTGAAAGCGTCAGGCCGGGGCGATTTGCGCAGCGACTTCTCCCTGAAAGGCTTGCAGACAAAGGGGCTGCACGGCATTTTAGAGGATTTGGCGAAGGCCACCGAGGGCCACCCGGAAATTGTGATGCAGGCGCTGGGCGCGCAGCGCGGCGGCATCGGCGCAATGATCTTGGGGCAGGGGGGCTATTACAACGGCAAGAAAGTCAACGCCGGGCGCGGGCTGGACACGTTCCGCGACATCTATGCCCAATTGGGGCAGGCAGAGGCCGGAAAACTCGACCCCATCACCCCGCTGTACCAGGAGCGGCGCGGCACGGTCAACTCCAAGATGGCGCAAACGGAGAACAAGCTCCAGGCCGACATCGTGAAACTCGGAGACGACGGCGCGCTGGACGCCTTGGGCCACTTCTTCGACCGGCTTGGCGCGGTGCTGGACAAGTTCGGCAAACTGCCCAAGAAAACGCAGACGGGCATCTTTGACGCCCTGCTCTATGGCGGCGCAGGCGCGGTGGCTGTGGACGGCGGCATCAAGGGCCTCTTGTGGATCAAGGGCCTCAAAGCCGATCTTGCGGAACTCGGCGGCGTTAAAGTCCCGGTGGGCTTGTCCAATGCGCTAAAAGGGATCGGCGGGTTTTTCGCACGCCTTTCCGGGATGAGCCTGTCTGGTGGGGCGCTGGGATTGCTGGCGCGCATCGGCCTGATTTCCGGGGGCGGGAGTGGCCTCGTCAATGCGGGCGGGCTAGGGGGAGGGCTGCTGCGCGGCGGAGCAGGGCTGGGGGCGGGACTAATCGGGGGCGGCATCCTGGCCGCCCCGGCGATGGTCCTGGCGTATGGCCTGAAAAAGATCACCGAGCAGCACAACGCGGTCAACGACGCTCGCGCACACATGGCAGGCATGGTAGACGTGTCGCCGTTCGTGCGCGAGAAAAGCGCCCTGCGGCATCAGCTGCAAAAAGACCCCGGCGACAAAGCTGCCGCGCACAAACTCCGCATCGTCACCGACGAAATGAACCGGATTTTAGGCACGTACAACCGGCATTTTGCGGCTGCTCAGGGCAAGCTCGGGGCCTACCCAGCGTTTCTCACATCCATGCTGGCAAAGGCGGGCGCGCATCTGTCTGGAGGCATCTATCAGTGCGGTTCAGCTATCACCGCAGCGTATCAATCAGCGGGTCTGGGTACATCGGCCACGCAGACACGAAACAACGGCAAGCGGCAAGGGGCCATCGGCACCGACCGCAATGGCAATCCGATGTACCCGAATGGCACGGAAGTGTTTCTGCCGCCGAACAACGGCAAATTGGATGTGAAGGGCACCAATCAGCACTTTGTGCTGACATGGGTGGGCGGAGACGGCGTCCAGCGCGTGGCCGAGAACACCACAGCCGGCGGCGGCGGCTACCATTACCGGGGAGATCGCACGCTCGCTGACCTGGTGGCCGCGCACGGCGGGCGCATGGAAGCATTCTTAGCCGGCAGCGGCGCAGGTCGCCCAGATAACCCTCGGTATGCGTCTCACCGTCACACACGCACGGAGCAGGTACCACAAGGCGAGCAGACACATAGCCATGACGGGGGCAAACACCACTCTGATGGCGACTGGTACAGCACATTCCATGCGATGACCGATCCTGAGGCCGTCGCTGCCAGCAAAGCCGCGCACAAAGCAGAGGAAAAGACCCGCCGGGAATCCGCCGCGCAGAAAAGAAAAGCCGAGGCGCAGAAAAAGCGCGACGCAAGCTTTGACAAAACCCAGTCGGAGAAGGAGTTCGGCGAAACACACGGGGGCAAATACGACCGCCTGCGCCACCTGGCCCGCGCCGATGTGCCGAACAATATCCGGCTGTTTGAGCATCAGGGCGTCAGCCCCGCCGCCGCCCGCGTCAAAGCCGAGGGCGTCGCCGCCGGGCAAATCAAGGCGATTAACGCCGAAGAAGCCACGCACCTGGCCGACCTCCAAAAAAAGAAGGCGACTGCCGCCGAAACCGCCGCCAATAGGCAAACTGCCGCCGAAGCGCGGGAAGCAAAAACGCAGGAAAAGCAGTGGGACGATTCTGTCAAAGCGGCAAAATCCGCGATTGGCAAGATCGCCAAAGAGCACGAAATGGCCGCAAAGCACAAAGCGGCGGATGATAAGCGGGCGGCTGCTGACGCCAAGCGAGTGTCCGACGAAGAACTTCGCGCCGCCAAACGCCTCGCCGAGGAGGAAAAGCGGGCGCAGGACGAAGTGATGCAGTTTGAGTTCCAGCACCACAAAATCACGCTGCAAAACTATCTCGGCTACCTAAACACGCGGCTGACGGCGGCGCAAGCGGCGGCAACTGCCGAGGGCAAGCTGGCAAATGAGGACGTCATTGGCCTGACCACGAAAAAAGAGGAATTAGAGGCCACGCAGTCTCCCACGCGCGAAAACATCAACGTGCGCGAAGGGATGCGTGATGGTTTTCAGTCTTCCACCGAAGGCGCACTGCGCAACTGGAAGAACCCGCGCACGGCGGCCAAGTCCGTTGCTCACGACATGAAGAGCCACATGGCCGACATGGGGGCAAGCCTCGGCTCCAAGTGGCTCACAGGGCAGATTTTTGGCGGCGGATTGGGCTTAAGCGGCGGCCTGGGCGGGCCAGGCAAGTTATTTGGTGGCCTGGGCAATTTGTTCGGAGGCCTGTTCGGGCACAAAAAGGGCGCGGCAGGCGCGAGCGGCATCTTGGGCGCGCTTGGGGGCGGGGCAGGCGTTCCGTCCGGCGTCACCCCCGTGTATGTGGTCAACATGGGGAATGGATTTGGGGGCGCAGGCGGCTCGTTTGGGACTGGCGGAATGTCCGGCTTTGGGGGCGGGGCGAGCGGCGCCCTGTCAATGGCGGGGAACGTGGCGTCCTTGTTCAGCAAAGGCGGGGCGGGCGGGGGTCTCGGCGGACTGCTGGGCAAGGGCGGGGGGCTGAGTGGCCTTTTGGGGCACGGCGGCGGAATGCTGTCCGGGCTAGGCGCGGCCATGCCGTGGGTCAGCGGTGGGCTGATGCTCAACGGAGTGCTCGGCAACCCGCTGGGCAAAGCGTTCAAGGGCTTCAAGAAGCTGTTTCACTTTTCCTCCGGCGCATGGAGCGTTCCCGGTTCGGGCACGGGAGACAACGTGCCCGCGATGCTGGCGCCGGGCGAGCTGGCTATGCCGAGGCCCGCCGCACAAGCGTTCCGGGACTATTTCAAGGGCGGCGGACGCGGCCAGGGCGCGGGCTTCGGCGCGCAGCCGGGGCATGGGCCGGTGACGGTGACAGTTAACCATCACGGCGACATCAACAACCATGCCGAGGGCGAGCGCTTTCACGAGCAGACAGCCTGGCACGTCAAGAGCGCTCTGCCGGTGGCGACGCCGGGCACATAGACTCTTTACCCATGATGAATTACCTCCTGAAGTTCGGCAACTATGTGTTCCCGGCGACATTGATCCCCGATGGCGGGCCGCAGGACATCGACCTGGGCGAAAGCGAGCTGCCCCGGCAGGACGGATCGCGCCTCCAGCCGGGGCGGGTGAAAAGCCGGCTGCTGTCGGTCAAAGGGGGCGTGCAGGCGGACACGATGGACGCGCTGCGCGCCGCCCTGGACCCGCTCAAAAGCGCCTGCGTGCGCGGAACGGCAGCGCCACTTTTCTACGGCTGCGATGACCGCTATTTCAACGCGGTGGTGGAGAGCTTTAGCGACAGCTATTCGGAGGGGCAGTTGTGGGGGGCGCTCGCGACCATCAGCATCAGCTTTCGGTGCGGGGAGCCGTTTGCGCTCGGCCTGGTCGCCGACACCATCAATTTTTCCATGGGGCAGTCTTCCTGGACGCTGGACCCAAGCGGCGACGGCGACGTGCGTGTGCTGCCGCTGTGGACGATCACCGTGGGCGCAGCGGGCACCGGGCCGCTCACGCTCACCAACCAAACCACGCAGGAAACGGCGACGCTGACGGGGCCATTCGCGGCAGGCGACGTGCTGACGCTGAACCGGGACGGCTACAAAGTCGCCCAGAACGGCGCTCCGAACTTCGGCCTGCTGTCCGGGCGCATCCCACGCCTGGTTTCGGGCGTCAACGCGGTGTCCCTGACGGCAGGCGGCACGGCCACCGTGAGCGCATTCTCGGCCACGTACACGCCGCGCTGGCTCTAATTCGGCTGATTGCTGGCTCTAATTCGGCTGGCGTTTTACTATGTCCAACTACTTTGACATTGAAGCCCGCTTTTTCTCGCGGGCGACTGGCCTGCGCCTAGAGGTCAACCCCGACGACATCCTGCAAGTGGCGTGGGAGGAAGTCGAGGCAGGCGGCACAGGGCAGATCACGACGGAGCTGGCGCGGCCTTATGACGACCTGAACTGGCCCGTGCAGGGCGGGGACACCATTGAAGTGTGGGCGCTGGGCACGGGCGAGACGACGCCGCGCTGCCGGGGAGCGGTCGGGCAGTACGAAAAGGTACTGGACCTCAAAGAGCGGTTTTTGCTGACCTCCTACGGGCGCATGGAGGACATGAACCGGGTCGTGCTGGACCGCATCCTGCTGCATCCGGGCGGGGCGGACCTCAGCGTCTTCGTGGGACAGATCGCGGACGATTACGCGGCGCGCAGGCCCGGCCTCGCGTTCGTGCGGGACATCCAGTTTGTCAACGTCTCGCTAGAGCAGCTTGCACAGACCAACGCGACCGCACGGGCGAGCATGGACCAGATTGCGGCCCAGGCGGGCGGCAACGTGGTTTGGGGCTGGGACATCGACCCGGCCAGTGGGCTGGACAGGTTTTACCTGCGGCCTAAGACGGACACCATCGGCGAGCAGTTTTTTGTCGGCGCGAGTGTCAAGATGATGTCTGCGCCGTCCGAGCTGCAAAACCTCGTCAACGGCATTAAGCTCCAGGGTGGCCCGGCCAAATACCCGCAGCTTTTGACCAACCCCAGCCTGGAAGTGCCCACGCTGCCGGGGGAGGCGGGCGGGAACCTCCTTACCGACGGCGGCTTTGAGTTCGGGATCGCCTGGCATTACGGCGGTGGGGCCTCGCGCGTCTCGCAGCACGATATCTCTGCACACAACACGACGGCTCACACAGGCAACTACTATGCCCTGCTCGACCATGCCGGCGAGGAAATCTGGCAGGAGTGTGCGGCCACGCAGGGCAAGACGTACCGGGCCAGCCTGTTTGACTCGCGCGAGTCGGGGAGCTTTGCCAGCCAGGGCACGCTGATTATCGAGGGGCGCAGCGCGAGCGGGGCCGTCCTGGAAACCTATAGCCTGCCGCTCGCGCCTGCCAGCACGGCCTGGACGGGCGGCCAGGGCAGCACGGTGCTCGCCAGCGACGCGACGCAGCTTTCAGTCACGTTTGGCAGCCCGGCCACGACGACGGCGCGGGTGCGGGTCGTCTCGTCCAATGGCTCGAACACGAACGGCCTGTGCATTGACGACGTGACGTTTGCGGATGCGGCGTCGGTGGGGCAGGTGGGGTGGTTTGCCAATGCGCGGGACGGCAAGACCATCGGGTCGCAGTTTGCGACCCTGGACTGGGCGTGCGGCGGGGCCGCTTGGGAAGGCGCCTATGGATTGCGGGCACGCGTGACGCCGACCTCCCAGTGGAACCCGGCCATTGAGCCGTATCCGGGCCTGGACGGCCACAATCAGGGCTTCCATTTTAAGCCCGCGCCGCAGCAGGCGCTGCGAGTCGGCGTGCGGGTGCGCATGGCGCCGGGCCTCGCGACGGGCGCGGGCCAGGTGCGCGCGGAGTATGTGGAATGGGCGGGGGACGGACACCAAACGCAGCGGATCAACGGGCCAGGGGTGACGATCCCCAACGACGCCCTGTGGCACTTTGTCTACCAAGACGTAAGCGCGCACGGGGATGCGGCGTCGGCGACGGTGGGGCTGACATTTGGGACGGGCGGCGTGTACGACGTGGACGGCTGGACGGCCCGCGACCGACAGGCAGGCGAGGGGGCAGACCCCGCCGATCCTCTGGGCGTACAAACCTTCCTCCGGGGCACCAATTTTGAGATTTACGTGACGGCGGAGCAGGTGTGTCCGGTCGGCAGCGACGCCTACAACTCGTTTGCGATCTACGGACGGCAAGAAGCCGTTGTCAGCAACGACCAGATCGTAGATTGGAACGCGGACGCGAAGCAGTGGGCGGCAGCGTATTTGGGGCGCGTGGCCGTGCCGCTGGTGCGCCCGCAGGTGCAGCTCGACCATGAGCCGGCGCGGCGTCCGAACCCCGGCCAGGGCACGCAGGTGCGCATCAGCGGCACCGCCACCGACTTGACCGATTGGTGCGCCAAAACGCGCTACGCATGGGCCAAGCTGCTGCTGGGCGTAACATTAGAAATGAGCAGCGACCGGCCTACCTGGGCCAAGCTGCTGCTGGGCATCAATAGCGGCGGGGGCGGAGGCAGCGCGTCCAGCATCGCGGCGGTGGCAAAAGGCGGGGGCGGGGGAAGCACCACGACGCCCGCGCCTGCCTATTTCGGCACGATCCCCCACACAAGCGCCGATGCCACGCTGCACGACGCCTATTTTGCCGCGCCGCACGTGCCTCCCGCCACGGGGGACGGACAAACCCTGCGCTGGAATGCCGCCACCAGCGCTTATGTCGCCGACCCGCTCGCGGTCAACAACGGCACGGGGACACTGACCCTCACCGCCCTGGGAGGCTCCAACACTGGCCTGACGCTGGTCAACCAGGGAACCACCGGCAACGATTTTCCCGCCATTGCCATCGGCTCGCATGACGCGTACAGCACCATCTACGTGACCAACCACGGCCATCCGTTAGGCTGTATCACGGGCTACTATACGGTTGCCTCCGATGGATACCGCTTTCTCGGCGCGGACGGTACGGCGATTTTCTCAGGTTGGCAGAACGGCAACTGCACGGCAAAAGGCTTGTTTCAGGCAGGCGGATACGCGGCCAGCGACGGGACGGCGGGGGTCACCGGCACGGGCGGCGGCGGGGATACCATCAAAAACGGCCTGGTGACTGCCCTGGGCACACCCTCGGCAAGCGTCACGCTGTCCCAAGCTGTTCCGTCGGCAGAAACGGCAGGCACGGCGGGCAGCGTGGGGACGGCCACGACGGCGGCGCGGGCCGATCACGTACATGCGATGCCTGCCGCCTACCCGCCGACCGCGCACGCGGGCAGTCACGGGGCGGGCGGTAGCGATCCGGTCAGCCCGGCCAGCATCGGCGCGGAAAGCACAGCCAACAAAGGCGCAGCGAATGGCTACGCCGGGCTGGACGCCAGCGGCAAAATCCCCACCAATGCACTGCCCGCCTCAGTCGTGGGCGGGATGGTGTATCAGGGGGCGTGGGACGCCAACGCCAACAGTCCCGCTCTAGCGAGTGGCACCGGCACGAAAGGTGCGTACTACAAAATCAGCGTGGCTGGCAGCACAACCCTGGACGGAAACAACGGCTGGCACGTAGGCGACTGGGTTGCATTTGACGGCGCGACCTGGGACAAGATCGACAACTTTGAGGCGGTCACCAGCGTCGCCGGGCGCGTCGGCGCAGTCACGCTCGCCACTGCGGACATTGCGGGCCTGGGCACGGCGGCGGTCGCTAACGTGCCTGCGGCGGGGAGCAATGCGTCCTCGGCGCAGGTGGTACGCGGCGACGATACGCGCTTGGGAGCAACGACGCCGCTTGCCACCACGATGCCAGCCGCAGAAACAGCGGGCGCGGCAGGGACGGTCGGCACCAGCACCAGCGCGGCGCGCGCCGACCATGTGCATCCTCTGCCGGGGCCGTTCGCAGCCTCGGGGACAGGCCACGCGGCAGGGTTTGTGCCTGATCCCGGCGCGGCGGCAGGCAGTGCGCGGTTTCTGCGGGAGGATGGGGGCTGGCAGGTGCCTGTTTTGCGTCAGGCGACTGTCACCTTGTTTTACGGAGGCACACTGGCTACCGGGCTGTCGGGCCTGCCCTACTGCGTGCCGCCCGGCGTGACGCTCACAGTGACGGGGTTGCGGCTGCGCCTGGGCACAGCCGGGACAACCACGACCAGCATCAACATCCAGAAATCCACAGGCGGCATCAGTGCCGCCTTCGCCGCTGCCGCAACAAGCCAAAACCTCTCGACAGCCACGGCCACGGCTCCCGGAGGCACAACCGACGCCATCGCCCCCGCAATGACATTTAACGCAGGCGACTTGATCGACCTCAACGTGGTCACTGCGGGGACGGGTGCCAAGGATGCCCAGGCCGAGTTGATCTGCACCTATTGAGGGCCTGCACCTATTGATGGTCTGCACCGACTAACGCCACGAACCATTGCTCGGCAAACTGACTTACTATGGCCGTCAACATCGAAAGCCAGCCGTCAACCCTCAGTGCGGCGGCGGCCTCTCATATCCCTGGCAATGCCGAAAGCCAGCCGTCCGCTCTCAGCGCGGTGGCATCCGTGCTGGTGCCAACCAACACGGAAAGCCAGCCGTCGGGCCTGAGTGCCACGGCGACAGCTCTCGCCGCCGCACGTCGGCGCGCGCCTTATGCCATCTTTTATTAGCCGGTTATTTTGTTATTAGCGAGAACCGCCCATGTCTGCCAATCCAACCTCCGCACGCGTGTCGGGCACGACCGGCTACACCCCGGCCAATCCCGGCACCAACGCTGCGGACGGCTCTGAGTCGACCGTCGTTGACCTCAATTATGTCACGCAGGGAACGACGGACACGCTGATGATTGACCTCGGAAGCGCCAAAAACGTACAGGGGATCGACCTGTATAACTACTATACGGTGCCGGCCACGCCCTACGCCTACATCGACGTGTTTGTCAGCAACGACCCTGCCAACCCTACCCAGGTCAACGCAGGCCGCATCATCAACGGCGCATCGGTTCCCGGCGCGCCCAGCAACAACGCGGTGCGCCTGACGTTCACCCAAAACGGTTATCGCTATGTGACATTGTCGCCGACCTTCCTCGCCAATGTCCCGGCGGGGCAAGGCAGCCCGCGCGCGTGCATTGTCTATGTGGGAGAAATGCTGGTGGAGACGAGCGGAACCCCGGCTGCGCCCACCAACGTCACGGCGACAGGAAATGTGGGGGGGATTGCGGTCGCCTGGACAGCCAGCAGCAGCGCAACCTCCATGCCGGGGCTATTCTACCGAGTCAAGCGCGCTTCCGGCACCGGTACTGGGCCGACCACGCAGATTGCCGACAATGTCACAGGCACAAGCTACAGCGATACCAGCGCCGGCGCGGGCCAGCCTTTCTCGTATGCCGTCACCGCCGTCAACCCGAACGGTTAACGAAACGTCAAGGTTAAAGAGGCATTTTGCGCAGGACGCACATGAACTCGGCCCCGTTGGGTGTCAGCCGTTCCACCTGAACGGAAGCGAGATGCGCCAGGTGGTCGACCACCTCGCGAAACGTTTCCACTGTCCAAACGTGGTAATGCGTGTCTTCATCGGCCTCCAGCGCCTGGTTGACGCGAGATTCCAGTGCGGAGTCTTGCAGGCCGTGCCGGTGCGCGAAAAACTCCGCAAAGTGTCCTCGTCGGGACCAGGCAGGCCCATCTTCGTAATCGCGCACCACGTGGCTTAGAGGAGTCAACGGGCGACCGGCATCAAACGTGTGCCGCGCGTCGGGGATAGCCAGAAACAGGATGCCCCCAGGCCGCAGGACGCGCAGATGGCTGAGCAGTGTCCCTATCGGGTCTTGGCAGTGCTCCAGAAAGTGGTTGGCGACCACGAAGCCCTGCGAGGCATTCGGGATTGTTTCCAGGTGTTCGCCATCGTCAATGATGTCCACATGAACGAGTGGCTGACCGTCTAAGTCCGTATAAAGTGCGCGTGATTGCTCTCGTGTGCGGCGGTCCACATACGAGACCTGCACGCCGTGCGGCAGGGGCTGAGGAAAGTTCAGCGCGCCGATCTCCAACCCGCGCCCTTGCAGAAACTCAGCGGCGAGCCGACACCGCACGGCGCTGTGGGGATGCGGGCCGGGAAATTGCCGAAAATAAGCATGGGCCAGAGGGCGAAGCATTTCCCTTAGCCGCTTGATGGGGTTAGACATACGCTTATTCTGACAGAGAAGGAGAATTATGGCAACCATCGTTACCCCTGGCACGTTCGCGCTGCCGGCAGTCAGTGACAACGGCAGCCGCTGCGTCAATGTAGATTTCGTCGTGTTCGCCGAGGCAAGCGAGAATGCGGGCGACCAGTCGCAGGCGCAGGTGATCGCCGAAAGCGTGCATCCAGGCGGCTGGGCAGCTACCCTCTCCGCCGACTTGACGCAGATCACCATCACCATGCCGGTGGGCACTGCGCCGGGCCTTTACTCCGCGCACCGAACTGTGCCGGGCAGCAGCACGCAGAGCGAAGGCGCTTTTTTCCGCGTCCAACCCGTTCTGACGCTGACGGCCACGCCACAGATCGTGGGTGGCAAGCCGTCGATTTTGCTTCAGGGACAGTGACCGTTTCGACCCGTAGATGTGGCCTAGACCATGACAATGCCCAAGATTAACAGACAGTCAGCCCTTGCGGGCTGGCTTTTTTCATTGCTGCGGTGGCCTTCGGCGGAGACTACGGAGAGTTTTTGCCTGCGCGTCGCTGCGTGGTGGGTGCTGATGCTCGCGCCGGGTCTGCACCTGTTTGCCAGTAACCCGGCGTTCCTCGCCCGCGTCGGCGCGGAGGTGTCACCATGCAACAGCCCCTCCTGATGGGCCTGATGGCCGGCCTGTTCGCCTTGACGACTGCCATTTTGACGCTGATTGGCGTGCTGGTTGCCACCAAGTCCAGCTTCAAGTTGGGGAAGCGCAGCGGCGATGTGCAGCAGCAATCGGCGGACACCACGCGCATTGAGCAGCTTGTCGGGGAGACAGAGGCGCTGCGCAAAGAAATACGGGCGCTTTGGGCCGACAACACCGATTTGCGCCACAAGTTCGAGATGGCCGAAAAAGGCCACGAAGGCGAACGCGACCTGTGGGCGGCAGAAAGGCGCACGCTGACCGACAGGCAGGAAGCCGAGAAAAGCGCCACGACAGAGCGGCATCAGGCTGAGAAAAGCGCCACGACAGAGCGGCATCAGGCTGAGAAACTCGCGATGATTGACCACGCCGCCGCTGAGCTGCGGCAGGTGGCGACCGAGACGGTCAGCCTGCGGGCCGAAAACGCCGACCTGCGCCAAAAACTTGCAGAGACGGCCACGCAGATGGGACGCACGCAGGCCGAATTGGAGGCAGCGGTGCGGGGGCAAGCGCAGTCGGAAGCCGCACTGTCACAGGCACGGCGCACCATCACCGAAAAATTGCACGGCTCGGAAGATAATTGCTCGGAAGATAATTGCTTGGAAGATAAAGGAAAAACGCTATGAAGTTTAATTTGTTGAAGATTAATTTATTGAAAACGCTGGGCCTGGCCCGGCTGCTCCATGGCCCCGTGCTACGCGATCCGCTCTTGAAAGCCCTCGCGCAGGCGGAAATCAATCGCGCCCTGGACGCCGCCCGGCCCGCCCTTAAGGGCGCGGCAGCCGACGCTTTAGGGGCACTGCCGCACGGACACCTCTACGACCAGGCGCGCGAGGACGCGGTGAAAGTGGTTGGGCAGGTGATTGACAACTGGCAGGTGACCCTATGAAAAGTGAAACTATGAAAAACGCAGCACATCTGGCCGCCCTGATTGGGCTGGCTCTCATCTATGGCGCGGCGGGCTTTTGCGTCGTCTACGCCTCGTCCAAAAACGTATGGGCGGCGGCGGCGGCGGGGCTGACCGCGATGGCGGGCTTTTTTGACCCTAAATCGGGGCAGGGCAGCAAGGCGGAGCTGGCCCGCACCATTGTGCAGCAAGTGAATGGGGATCAAACGCCGGCGGGAGACGCCGCCTCTTGACATAGTCTCCCTTGACACTCCGCGACTTCGCCCTCAACATCATGGACAGCCTGGCCGCAAGCATCGCGCTTGTGGCCTTTTTGCTGCCTCGCCTCAAGAATCTGCCTCGCCTTAAGAATTGGAGAACCTGAATGTACGAACTATCCCCGAAAGAAACACTGCTGCCCCGTGCGGTCGCGTATCTGAAGTCCCAAGAGGACGTAAAGGGCAAATGCCTGTATTACTGCCGCCTGGCGCTCGCGCTCATTGGCGTTAGCCTGCCGACCGCCGATTTGCTGATCAGCAAATACGGGCACTCCACCGCCATCAACGCCTATCACGTCATCAGCGCCGACCCATCCGCGTATGGCCTGGTGCGTGTCACACAACCCTCGGTGCATCCTATTATCCTCTGCTACTACGACAACTGCGGCAGAGACGAAAATGGCCTGGAGTGCGGACACGTCGCGCTGTGGGAGCAGGCCACGGATATTCTGCGGTCGTCCAAAGATTATCCGAACTCCGGCTACTTCAAGTCCCGGCTGGTCGGAATGTTCGTGCCCGCGCCAAAGACATCCTGAGACCTGAAAGCTACCTGTAACACCATGTGACAGGATCGCTTTCAGGCTGGACACCAACCGCCCCTGGCAGCGCAAACCAGGGCGTTTACATAGCATCGTGGCCTGCGGGTCACATTGGACGCAAAAGGCCCGTAGGAACGCTTCCTACGGGCCTTTTTGCGCTTTCGGCTGTGCGGGCCGGTTTTGATTTGCGGGCCGGTTTTGATTTGTGCGGGCCGGAATTGCACCGGCTGCTGCTTTCGTCGGAACCACCGGCAGGGCGTCTATAGCCAGAACCTGCCAGCGGAACAGAGGGACGATCATTAGCTAAAGGGCAGCAGCAACGTCATTCTGCGTGTCACTGTCCACGCCGCCGCACAGTCGTTTCAATCCTCACCCGGCCCGTAGACCCGGTGCAACTCTATCAGGGGGACAAACCCGGCTCCTTGAGCAGCTCCCGGCGCACCTGATCCCGCGTGTCGCTGCGGACGGTGACGGTGTGCATCAGCCACCGCAACCGCTCATACGGGCCGGGGTTGTCCCCGTGCATGAGCAGGACGTGGTCTTTGGCGGCCTTGATCTGCGCTTCCACCCACTGCCCAGCCTGCTCCCATATTCTCACACGCTGCGCGGGTGTCGATCCCCCCCAAAGCACCCCCCATAAACGCTGCCATTCTTCATCTGGCACACTCCCCGACCTTTCTGCGGCTCAGGAATATTATATCACATTACGGCCTGACCTGCTCCTGCGCCGGGTCGCCGCCTGGCCTGCGCCTGCCGCTGGACGGATGCCGATACCACCCGGCTGGCTCAGCTTCTGTTTCCGGCTCCCACTGCGCCATTGCCGCGACAGCCTGCCACACGGTTTCGTAGTCCCACTGATCGTCCCAGCTCGCGCACGACGGTTCTTCTAGCGCATCTTCATCTTCGGCAATCCAGATTATGATGCGGACGGTGACATTGGCGTACATGGTTTTCTCCTTTCACGGAAGCGACATTTGCGCGGCGTCTTGATGGGACGGAGGGAGAGTGCCGACAGGGCCTGCTGTTTCCAGCCAGGAGTCCGGCAGGCGCACCGGCTCCATTTCCCAATATGACTGCGAGAAAGTCACGCGCAGGAAGATGCGCCCCTGGCACGACAAGATTTCCGGCAAAGATCGGCCTTCGTGGGGCAGAGGCTCTTCGGCCACAACATCGCCGCGCAGATCGCGCAATTTGACAATGGTGCTCATTAGCCGCGCTCGTATGTGGTGGTCTTGGTCAGCAGAATGGTGATGACGTTGCCGCGCGCGTCATAGCAGGCGGAAGCGAACTCCCAGCCGGTCGTGTGCGCGTCGCCCATCTCGGTAGGTGTCAGGGGACGCACCGCGCCGTGCGCGTCATGGATTGGCCCCACCTGCCGGTACTCGGTTTCAACAATGGTCATGGTCTTGTCTCCTCAAATGTAGCAGGGGCGGGCGGCGCCGTTTCCGTTTACGTCCAGTGTACGCCGCTCGCCCCCGCGCTAGAATGCCGTTTGTCAGAATGCCGTTTACCGGCCCTACGGCGCGCTGTCTGCGCTGATTGTGGCTGTGGACGTGCCCGAAGGCGCGCTGATTGTCACTGTGGACGTGCCCGAAGGCGTGCCCCCGGTCGGCGGCGCGTCCCCGGTCGGCAGGGCCGTACTGGTTGGCGTGGGCGTGACTGTGACCGGAGGCGTGGTCGGTGGGGTCGTGCCCGTCGGCGTGGCTGTGGGCGTGACCGCCGTCCGCAGCTTGTCGATCAGCGCCTGCGCCGCCGCCACTTCGGGGGCGTCGTCTCCGAGCTGCGCTTTTTGGGCGTTGAGCGAGGATTGCAGCGTTTCAATGGTCTGCTGGTCGGTGGAGAGGATCGAGATGATCTGATCCTCTTCCGCGCCCAGTTCGGTTAATTTGTCGGTCAGTGCTTGTGACAATGTTGGTTCCTTTCGTTGCTGGTCAAAAGAGCGCTGGGCGCTTTTGAGTGCCGCTGCCATCAGATAGGCGATATAGGTCGTGTAGGCCAGGACAGCCAGTTGGAGGATGTCGAAGGCGGTGAGTTTCGGGGGCATGACATCTCCTTGTATGTGCCTTGTGTTATGTCCCTCCTTTCGCGGGTGAGTGGTTGGAAAAATCTGTCAGCATCGGCAGGGCGGGCGGCATCAGGCCGCGCTGCACCCCCGCGTCAATTTGCGGGCTGTAGAACTGCGCGACGGTCTGATTGTTGGGCAGCACGACAGCATAAAGAAACGCCTCATCCACATCCACAAGGTCATTTTCAATGGCCTCCAAAGTGGCTTTGACGTACAGCAGCAGCGCCCGCCATTTCTGCCGCAGGGCTTGTTCCAGCGCGGCGTCTTTGGAGACGCGGCGGCGCGTGCCACTGCTGGAAAACATCAGCTTGGGATCGCCAAGCTGTGGCAGGCGGATGGGCAGGCGCACGGTGCGACCGTTCAGGCGAAACTCAATGGCGGCCATGTTGGTTTCTTTGTCCCAGGCATAGGCGAATCGGTCTGCTCCGTAGCGGCGCAGGGCCTGCTCAATTTCCTGCTTGGATTTGTCCACCGTGACCGTGGTTTGATTGGCGTAGGTACTCATGCTGTGCCCTTTCCCCAGGGGCGGCCTGCCGCATGGGCCTGCATCCGCACGACGGCGCGGGCTGCCAGCGCCACTTGCAGCATTTCCCAGGCCGCCGGGTCTTGTTTCTGCATTTCCGCTTCCTCGGCCTCGGTCATCACGTGGGTCTTGGCGTGTCCCCCCTCAGCCCCGCCGTCCAGCACGTACACGACGCCGCAAAACAGGCACATCAGCACGCAGCCAGGCTGCGGCTGGGCCGGGTGCGTGGAATATCCCCCCGCTGCATTCGGCTTCACCTCTTTGTGGGCCACGTTGGTTTTGTCGCAGTTCGGGCAGACAATGGGCAGATCAACAAGGGGCAGATCACTGGGCGGCATGGGCAACCTCCTGCGATTTCAGCTTGCGTCCCCTGGCGGGTCGCTGAACGTAGTCTTCCGGCAGGGGAATGTGCGGCCACTGGAACTGCCATTCCCCGGCGCTGACATCCCGGATTTCCCCGGTGAAGTGGTTGACGCTTTGCAAAGCGTCCGCGCCGGCATCCTGCACCTCAAAGGTGCTTTCCGGGCAGTTTTGGCGCAGCAGGCCCGCCACAAACTCGGCAGCTTGGGCGCTGTGATAGCTCATCATCAGCCGGGGCACAGGCGGAGCGGCTCTGGACTGCCGCCCGAAGCTGCACAGCCGGAACCGACGGAGCGGCCACCACTTCTCGCCATTGGCATCGGGGCGCGGGGCGGGGCGAGCAGGCGCAGTATCCTGCGAAAGGCGCTGCAACAGCGCAATGCGACTTTTGGCTTGAATCATGGGATATAACTCTCTTCCGCGCTGTCGCCGACGCTGGGCGGGCCGGGATCGCCGTAGACGGCTTCCAGGGGTGTGACGCTCGCCATACTCTCCTCAATCAGGCGGCGCACCTCTTCGGGCGGCGAGGCGGCAAGGTCTGCTTTAGTGGGCACGGTCACGCTGTGATCGCGGAGCTTTCGTATCAGAATGGTGTCAAAATAAGCCCCCGGCTTGTCGGGGGGATTGCGGCTCGCCATTTTTCGGCGCGTGGCGTTTAGAGCATCGGTGATAACGCTGTCGAGGCCATTCCGATCAGCGATTTCCGCGAGCTGGAAATAGCGGGCTTCGCTTCCGATGTCCCGCAACTCGCGGGCCAGGGCGATGGCTTGCTGGACAAACCAGGCGCGGGCACTGGCGGAGAGAGGCGAGCCGGGGGGAGAAACAGGCCGGGAAGAAGAGGCGGGCGTAACACTCGCAGGCGTTACGCCGTTACGCTCCGCAACGTTCAACGTTGATTCTGATTCTAGTTCTGGAGAATCAATACTCGGATAACGTTGAACGTTATTCTGACCCGCGCGCGAGGGGCGTAACGCACTTGTAACGCTTTCCGGCGCGCTGCCAGCGTTACGCCCCGATGGGGCAGGCGTTACGGTTTCGCCTAAAACCGTAACGGAAAGCGTTACGGTTTCGGGCAGTTCTTGGCCGCGTTCTGCAAGCTCTTGGCCGCGCAGGGCTTTCTGCCGCGCCCGCCAATCCGCTTGCCGGTCGGCGTTGGGCGCGCGGGCAGGCGACGGGGCCGGGCCGCGCCGGGCGGATGAGTCGCCTTGTGCCGGCTCGTCCTCACTCAGCAGATAGGTGATGAGCAGGCCGGCATTTGTGCCATTCGGCTGCCACTCAATGAGGGCGATGTCCGCGCGGCTCCACTTTGTCAGCCGCCGCTCCCACTGCGCGGTGGTGAGGCGCAGGGATAGGCGGCAGTGCTCCACGCGGGCGGCGGGAACAAAGGCGGGCGTGCGGGTTTCGGCGGCGTAGCAGCACAGGTTGAGGAAATCCCGGTACTCATAGCCGGTGATCATGCGCTGGAGCGTGGCGTCAAAGGCGCTGCGAGAGTCTAGACAAAAAGTGCTCATGGTTGGTGTGCGGCTCGCGTCATCTGGTGTGTGCGGCTCGCGTCATCTGGTGTGTGCGGCTCGCGTCATCTGGTGTGTGCGGCTCGCGGGCTGGTACAGGATCGGCAGGGCCAGGGAAGCGCGGACGCCAGCGCTGATATGGGGGCGCTGCCAAACGCGCTAACAGGACGTCCCTTTCACGGGCGGCGGCGGCGCGGGCGCTCGCGGCACGCTGATAATTGCGCACGGCGCGGTCTACGGTGTCGCGCCGCTCGTCGTCAGGGATGGTTTTCCACCCGCTGGGGCTGAACAGGTGCGTCACGCGGGCGCGGGCGGCGTCTACGTCGCGTCCGCAGGCATGGAGATAGGCGCGGGCGTGCTCGCAATCGGCCTGTGTCACGTCACTGCTCATGGGCGGGCCTCCTGTGCGGCGGCGGCTTTCCGGCGGTCGTGCCAGCGCTGCGAACGCGCGTTGTCGCGGGCTTTGCGGCACTCGGCGCTGCCGCAGATTGTCTGCGCCGAAGACTGCGGCGTGAATGCTTGGTGGCAAAACGGGCAGGTCTTGGGGGGCAGATTAGAGGGAGACGGCATGAGGAAACTCCGGTTCATTTTGGGGGAGAGGGCCGGGGAGCGATTGGCGTCGCCCCCGGCCTTTTGGCTCGGCTTTGCGTGGTCGTGGACGCGCTCCCGCATCCGGTGTTGGTTTGTTTCCATCCTCACCCGCCCCGAGAGGCGGGTGCAGCGCCTGGGGCCGCTCTGGGGGTGTCCAGTTGGGCCACAGGAACAGTTCGGGGCGGCAGCACAGGTGCGCGGCGCCGCGTTCGGCGTAGGCGCACGTGGCCCGTCCGTGCAGCTCAATGGCGCGGGCATGGCGGGGGCAGACGCGCATTCGCCGAGCAAAGCGCTTCAGCCCGCCGGGGCCTGCATAGCCGGCGGCAATGCGGGCCGCTTCCAGCCGGGTTTTCGGCGGGGTGTGTGTCCCTCCTTTTGTGGGTGGTGAAAAGGTCATAGCGCGTCCACATCCAATTCGTGACAGCTAGATTCATGGTAGAGGTAAAGGTCGGGGACGGCCAGAGTTTTGACGGCTTCTGTCCAGGCCCGGAGGCTGGACAGCCGGGCGCGGAAGAGGCGGCCATCGTGGGACTGCTGCCATTCGGCGGGAGCGTCGCCCCATTCTTGAGCATAGCGGGCCACCAGCGTGTCGGCGTATTCGCACAGGCGGTCATGCGTGGGGGCCGGGCTGAGGCGGGCACGCAGGCGGGAAAGCAAGCTTGTGGGAAGGACGGTCATGGCTTGTTCTCCTGCACCCACCTTGCGGCCCCCTCCAAGAGACTGGGAATGAGCGTTTGGAACTTGTCTCTGGTGGAATCATGTTTTTCCAGAAACTCCCCCAGGTCGCTGAGGCTGCTGCCCATGATGCCAATCATCGGTTTGTGACGGGCGTCGTCCTCGCTCAGTATGCTAAGAATGCGGAAGGCGGCTGCCGACATTGCTGCGTGCATCAAGATGATTTCGGCAGGACTCATCTGCTGCTCCACCGTTGCTTTGATCTTCCGCGCAAAAGCTTCTCTCTCTTCTTCCGGCAGCGCGGAAAGCAGCGTCTTTAATAAGTCGAGCGTGCTGTTCAT